GGAGAAAATGGCTACCGTGCAAAACATTCTGAAAAAAAAGAAGAAGGTGATTTGTCTCGTCGCACTATGGAAATGCAAGAAGATGAGATGATTCGTAGTGATCGTTCACAAATTGCTAACCTCCCACAAGGCGTAATAATGCGTCCTTACCGTGATGCTTATGATTATATGCCCGAAGGTATTAATGATGGTATTAGTGGTGTAGACGATCAGATATCAGAAGATAATCGTGGTCGTGATCAGTCATTCAGACCCAAGAAGGTATAACGTGTTTAGCCGTAACATAGTGAAGGATAAAGATGCCCTCAATGGTTAGGCCACATAATCCGAAACTCAAGAAACGTGGTAGAGATATCGCGTTCTCTATATTGGGTGTACCACCTAATCTTCAGAAGCAGAAAAAGACTGCGTATGAAGCACGTACTGAAGAAGAACTCAATAAAGAAGAGTTACGATTTGGTAGGTAATTGAAAGGAAATTATGAAAAAAGAAAAGCATGTCCGCCGTAGACCTAGCGAAGGTGGAAAAGGTATGGGTTGGGGTCCTAGAAACCTTTTAGAAACACCACTACACCTAGGATCAGAAGTGCGCGGGAATACTGAAGATGTTAGTCGTAATTTCTTTGGTCCTCGTTCTTTAAGCAATCTAGATCCTCGTAGAGCTCAAGAGCGTTCTGACGGTCATATGATTCGAGAAGATCAAACTGCTATGGCTAATTTATCTCCGATTGCAATACATCGGGAATATCCTCGTTATAGTAAATTTGCGAATATTTTACTTGATGAAGTTATATTTAGATCTCGAGATGAAGATTAATACTAACTCTTTATGATTTATAAGAAAATATTTAACGAAGCGGAAAACTGTTTCCCGCTTCTCAGAAAAAGATGGATGAAATGAAAAAAGAACACGAAAAAAAAGAACATTCCGAAAAGCATGAAAAACATAAAAAATTAGAACATAAGCACGAAAAAGAAAAAAAGAAGCATGAACATCCCAAACATAAGAAATAATCATGGCTAAAAAGAAAAAGAAATCAAAGGTTGAACGTGTACTTCATGAATTTAAGGAAGGCGAACTTCACAGTGGGTCTAAAAAGGGACCTATGGTTAAAAGCCACAAGCAGGCAGTTGCTATAGCCCTTTCTGAAGCACGTAAAGCTGGAGAAAAGATTAAGCCTAAGAGAAAAAAGAAATAAATTGTTTCCTCTATCACTTTTCCCCTACGGAGTTTTATGTTTCGTAGGGGTTTTTATCTGGCTGAGACTTGTGTTTGATTTTTTTATAGTTCGAAATGATTCGTTAAAAACTTTTATATGTTGGGTTATTTCTTTTAGTTCTATTTCGATAGATTGTAATTCTAAGGGCTTTAGGTTTTTACGCTTTGCATGTTCCTCTCTATTGAGTCTTGCGCCTATTGTTGTAGAAAAATAGTTTATGTATATAGCATTTAGTTGGTCTTGTAGGAGATCGACATAATTACTCATAAGCTCAATTTCCACTAGAGAATCCTGCCAATCTTCTAGTTGCTTCATTTTTATTTGTATTCTTGGATCAGTTTTATCTTTTTTTTTCGTTTTAAAGAAATTAGTGCTGAATTTTTGTTCTCTATTTTTCATACTGGATAGTGGAAAGATGCAACACGAGATAATCCCCAAAATATACATATATTTGTTCACAAGTTGTCCCCTTTTAGTAGGTATAATACTCGTAGGTTAACACGGCTTCTTTTTTATAGTCTATTGATATATGCTCTACAAAAAGAGTTTCAGCAATGGAAAGTATAATGAATAGGGAAACTGTAGGAAAGATCTCTTCTGATCTTCTCATAAAATCTGTAGATAATACTCATTCTGCTTATGAACAGATGCTGGAATCACTTACTGATTTCGATAAGCATATGCATGAAACTATAGATCGTCTCAAAAAGGATTGGCCTTCACAGGACTTCTACATTGTTGTTATAACAAAAAAAGAACGCTTAATGACTAATGTATTGCGTAACTACTTTTTGGGTAGATTATCTTGCCCAACCCCTGATTACGATCAGGCGGTATATTGCTATAAGAGCCCCATAGATAAGATTGATTTCCTGTGGGTTATCCCCTCTAAGGATACGTGTACCGAAATGATTCGAGACCCGTTAGGGGTGCCAGCAGAAGAGAATCAATTACTCAAGTATGTGCTTGATTATGCTGATGGAACTCTTTTCAAACTATCGAAAACAAAGAACGGAGAAGTTTAATGATCATTGATGAAAATACAGTGCATGAAGTACATCCTGGATTAGCGGATACGATATATGTACCCGAAGAACAGCCTGTAGAAGAAGTTTCAGTAGCGCCACAACCAGAGCAAGAACAAAAGGAAAAGAAAGCAGAGGATACTGATTCTGATCGAAACTTCAGAGAACTACGCCGCAAGACTCAGCGGTTAGAACAAGAAAAAGAACAGTATCGTGCTCGGCTTGAACAATATGAAGCTCAAAAGCAGCATGCAAAGCCGGTCCAAGAGGAAGAAGAAATAGGTATTGGTGATGAAGATATTGTCGAAGGCAAAACTCTTAAGCAGTTCATTAAGAAACAAAAGGCTCTAGAGGCTGAACTTAAGACATTTAAAGCTAAATCTTCTGAAGATATTATTGAAAGCAGAATACGTGCTCGGTTCCCTGATTATTATTCCGTAGTTAACTCCTCTTCATTGGAAACACTTGCTGAAGAAGATCCTGAACTTGCATATACGATTCAATCATCTCAAGATTTTTATAATAAAGCAGTTCTTGCTTACAAAGAGATTAAAAGAAGAGGTATTATGTCTGCTGAAACTTATGATAGCGATAAGAAGCGTGCCCAAGAAAATGCTGCAAAGCCACGCCCTACGGTAAGTGCTGCACCTCAACGTGGCGATAGTCCTATGTCAAAAGCAAACGCATTCGCACAGGGATTGACTACTGAATTAAAGGCTTCTTTATGGAAAGAAATGCAAGATTCCATAAAGGGATAATTCAGGCTTTTCCTTTGTTCCTCCAGGGATGTTTTAACTCCCATTTCATCTCTGGAGGTTATTCTGTATACTTACTAAGATTTGTGCCTCCTCAAGGTACAAGTTCTTTTTTGTACCCGCTGGTTTACGTTGTTGTTCTCCAGCGGTTCTTTTCTTTTTTAAATCCCTTATGCTACGTTAATCTTAGGCGTAGAGAGCCTCGCCGACTCATTCCTTTCTGATGTATAGAGAATCATCACCTCAAATCTGACGCCAAAGAGATTCGTCATCTCTAAAAAACATTTCTACATCCTAAGACTCTTTAAAAAGGAGAGTTAATGGCTATTACTACAACGAGCACTCTGCCGTCTCCAGTGCAGCAGTCGTTTAGTTATAAACTGCTTGCCGTTCCTGTTCCTAATATGATCCACAAAATTCCTGCAATGCGTAAGAATATGCCCCGTAATGGTGGTAATACTCTGCGTATGCGTAGGTACAATCCGTTAAATACTGCTATGGTTCCTTTAGGGAATTCTGGTGTCACTCCACCACCACAGAACTTAACGGCCGTGGATATTGATGCGAAAATCTCGTTCTATGGAACTTATGTCATCATAAATGAACAAGTAACTTTGCAGAACCAAGACCCTGTGCTAAATGAATGCGCAAGGAGACTTGGTGTGTCCCTAAAGTGCTTGGGGACTTTAAACTTTGCCTAAATATCTGGAAACTCTGACCGCGTTATGGCGCAGACAATCAGAGGGAACTTGATTTGTTTAAACCTTTAAGGTTAAATTCATGAACTTCTTTAACAATCCTTTCACGAATTTCTTGGCGCTTCTCAAAGAGTGCTCGGAAAAGTTCACTGTGGCGATCTCCGCCGTTGGGAAGAATTGTTTGTTGGAATTCTATGAGTTTATCGCAAACTATTTTCTTAGTGACAAGAAAAGGTCTTATCTTGGGCAATATTTCGTACAGAGCAGCAGAAGACAAAGTCCAGGTAGCGGAATGTTTCTTGTTGAGTCTTCCAGCGATGAATACTACACTTCCCCCAAATCTATGAACAAGCCATGGCATTATAGGCAGTTTTGTATTGCCTATTTCTACAGTAATGTTGTGAACATGATTAGGTTTATTTTTAGGCTTCCACTTTTTGATTCTAAAGCATCCTTCGGAATCAATGAGTCCTGCCAGATACGGATAATCAATTGCCGTTGGAGTGATAGTGAATCGTTGGTCTTTCAAACACTCAATAGTTTCTTTAGTTACGACATTGTTCATATGCTTTTCCTCACGAATTGCTTTTATAAGCTTTTCTCTATCATCAATAATAGTTTCATTAACAGGTTTAAATTTATTGCAATAAATCAGCTGACTAAATTGGATAAACATTGCACATTGACTTCTTTTATCTATCAAATAAGGATTAACTTCCTGTGCACAACACACAGATTCTTTTCCTTTTATGGTCCAACAAAAGGCGTCTTTGTGACGAAGTTTCGGTGGCTTTTTTCTTACATATCCTCCAAATGTATCTTTGAAACCATCCAATACCTCTGTTTTAACCGAAACTATTTGAATACTATATTCATAAACGGTTATAATTTTAGGTCTTTGTATAGTTTTTCCGAGATATATACAGCCATCACCATCAATATATCCAGCTGTATACGCTCTAATATTTTGTTTGTTCATAATTTGTATATTACAGGCAAACGGATAATTAGTCAAGACCCGCAGAGACTAAACGGTGAAGACGCAATAAAATGCGTATGCTATAGTCCAAACCCCACAGAAATATGGGGAGAAGGGATTAACAAGACCTTCCGCCTAGCGTAAAAACTAGGTCATAAAAGTAATAGAAAGAAGACAAACAGAAGATCAGATTACACGAGACATGCTTGCCTCAACAGCTAGCTTTATCAACTGTACTGGTGGAGTAAATGGCGATAATCCAACCAATATAACCCGTTCTGATGTGGGTACTGTTGTCCGTACATTGTTGGATAACAACGCTTATACTATCCTTGACAATATCGAGGGTAAAAATGAGTTCGGTACAGCACCTGTTCGAGACAGTTATTTTGCTCTCTGTTCTACGCATCTTACGAGTGATCTCGAAAATGTAAGCGGCTTCTTACAGAAGGCACAGTACCCAGGTGGCTACGAGCCGTTACCTTCTGAGTGGGGTAACGTGGGTAATCTGCGTTTCTTGGTGAGCTCCATAGGATCGCAATTTGTTAATGCATCTGCTAACGGAAACACAATTTATAATATATTTTGTGTTGGTCTTGAAGCATATGCATGTATTGAGCAGGATGGATATTCTGCTAGCTTTATTTATAGACCACCAATATATTCTGATCCTTTGGCTCAAAATATTTCTGTGGGTTATAAATTTGCAGAAGTGCCTAGAATCCTCAACGATCTTTGGGTAATAAATCTTCGCGCAACATTGTTGTCATAAGGGGAACGCATGGACGGTACTATCATTGGACAAGGTTCGTTTGTTGCATCTCCTATTGCAGCATCCGGCCTAGGCGCTATAAGAACATATTCTAATCCTGTAATCATTAAAATCCCTTCAGGTGCTGACTGGGTTAAAGTAAGAAACTATTCTGCATATGGTGCAAATGGTGTTACTACTGCTAACTTTCAGGGAACGGGAAATGCCTCAATTGGCGTAGAGTTCTATTGGCAGCGTGGCATGGCCCCTGGAACTGGCATTGTCGTTTATAAAGGTGCAACAACAGCGGCATTAGCTGGTGATACGTTTGTAAGTGGTGGATTTACTCTTTATGATCCATCTGCTGCAGGAACCTATTTAGGGAATCCGGTAGCCACTACGGCAACCACGAATGCTACACAGCCTGTTGTAAGCACTACGAATACTGCTGGTTTAACAGTAGGTAGCGTAGTGCGTATGAGCAATACAGCACAAACCGATATTAATGGTATTGATATGGTGGTAAGTGCAGTAACTGCAAATACATCGTTTACGCTGCTCTTCACAGCTAATGCATTAGCAACAGCGCCTGGTGTTATTGGTGGTGCAGGTTTCTACAGAATTGTAAGTAATTTCAATCCTCTGTTTTATCCGAGACGTAGGCAAATTACCAATATTAGCCAAGCATTAAATGCTGTAGTCAGTACTTCTGCTGCGCATGGCTATGTAGCAGGGCAGATTGTACGATTTAATATTCCTGCTGTATCAGGCATGATTCAGTTAAATCCTACACCGCAAAATAACTACCTATTTGCGACTGTAGTAACCGTAATTGATGCGTATGATTTCACTATCAACATTGATACGACTGGATTTACTGCATTTACATTCCCTACATCAGTGCCTAACCAATTGCCAGTAACACAGCCGGAAGTAATTCCTGTTGGGGAAAATACTGCATTAGCTTTGTTATCCACCCAACCACAAACTCCGATTGATATCTTTGGTAATCCAATTAACGCGACCAACTCAGGCATATTGTCTGATGCTACCGTTAACACTGGCTTCCTTGGTATGATTCTTGGTAGTGGCGGTAACGGTACTGCATTAGGGACACCTATCATTGGGCCTGCAGGTAGTGGTGCTACGAGCAATGCTGGCGTCATAAGTTCACCGGATACTCTTTATTGGGTTGCAGGTAAATCGACATACGGCGGCCTATAATTAAATAACTAGGCGGCTTCTAAAAAATGAAGCCGCCCCTACAAAAAGGAATAGTAATGAAAGAAAATACAACAGAACAAATATCGAATACAGAGAAATCCGTATCTTCATCTAAATCTTTTAGAGAAATAAAAGAAACAAGCAAGAAAAAAATAGATCTTAAATATTTACGTGAAAAAGATAGAGAGCCGGTTAAAGGTATGTTCAAGTACTATGAATTACCAGGAGGCATGTTGGAATTCAGTCTAAAACTACATGATGGTGATCCGGTTGTTAAATATTCTCTCTTAGATGGGGAAGTGTATACATTACCATTAGGTGCTGCAAAGCATCTCAACAAAAATATGTGGTATCCAATTCATGAACATAGAGTTGAAGAAAATGGTAAAAGCAGCCAGATCATTGGTAAAAAAGTTCGTAGAGCTGGTTTCCACCACCTTGAGTTTGTTGATATAGAAGATCTATCTCCAAATGGATATCCGGAAATAGAAGTAGTATCCATGGCGAAAATGTAAAAAGGAGTATGTAGTGTCACAGTGCGTTGCTATTGAAAGACCGGTATTCTTACCTGCCATGCGTATTGTATCTGCTATAAGTCAGTCTGATCCTTTAGAAGTAACTACTACATTCGCACATCTTTATCTTGATGGATGCATTGTCCGTCTAGATCTACCGCAGTCAGTAGGCATGCAGCAAGCTAACCAATTATTTGGTCCTTTAACGGTGACGAGTGCTACTACATTTACTTTGCCTTTTGATTCGACATTATTTGGGCCATTTTCTATTCCGGTTAGTCCATTGCCACAAGTAAATACCTGCGCATTGTCAGTGCCCATTGGTGAGACTAATTTAAATTTAGATTCGGCCGTACAAAATGTATTGCCATATAGTGCAACATAGCCCTACTACGCTCTTCGAAGCTCGAAGAGCAAGGAGTATAATATGCCCATTGTAGCCCCTACGAACACTCTAGAGGCAATACAGATAAAGGTGAGGAGGCTAACTCGCTCTCCTTCTACAGCCCAGTTGAGTGATGATGATTTAAACAATTATATAAATACGTTTGTGGTCTATGATTTCCCTGAACAATTGCGAATGTTCAACTTGCGAACAACCTTTACCTTTGTATGCAATGCTTTCCAAGATGAGTATTTCACTGATACTGACTCTTTTGCTGGTGCTACAACTAATCAGTTGTATAACTTCCAAAACAACTTTATCTCCATTGCAGATCCCGTATATATTGCAGGATACCATTCGTTCTACACGCAATCACGAGAGCAGTTTTTCGGTATCTACCCAAAAACAAACTTTATTTCGTCTATTGGACCGACGGGAAATGGAATAACACAGACATTTACAGGAACTATAAACTTCCAGCAGAATATAGTTAATCCTCAAGTTAATCAGCAATCTTCTATTTTGCTTAAGAATCAGGTTTTGTTTAGCTCTATCGGCACTAATGGTATAGGTATTGCCTTACAGGATGTCCCACTAGTAGATCCTACAACAGGATTCCAGACCATCTTAGGTAATCTGTATGATCCGAGTAACTTACCTACAACACCGCCTACGGTATTAGACCCTACGAACAATATTAACTACTTCAATGGTAATTTCACCATTACCTTTACGGCGCCTCCCGAGTCAGGCGTAGCGATCAATAGTCAAGTTGTACCGGTAATTACATCGTTACCGCAGTCACTAATGTACTACGATAATGTATTTACTTTGCGGCCTGTACCCGATCAGCCTTACAGAATTCAATTTGAGGCTTACCAACGGCCAACCGCACTGCTTCAACTCAATCAAAGTCCTGAACTAGAGGAATGGTGGCAGTATATAGCCTATGGAGCGGCGCGTAAAATCTTCCAAGATCGTATGGATTTAGAATCAGTACAGATGATCGATCCTGAATTTAGAATGCAGGAAAGGTTATGCTTGAGGCGTACTATTGTGCAATATACTAATGAACGTACTGCTACTATATATACCGAGAGTATTAGAGGAACTGGTTTTACTGGTGGATTTGGCGGATTCGGATTATTTTAATTAAAAAGGATTTTAGTAATGGCATATCAACCAAATATACCACTAGCAACAGACCAGTTATCGCAATCACAGTCCGACATCCAGGGAAACTTTCAAGCCATAAAAGCGCTTGTAGATGTTAATCATGTCGATTTTGCTAATGGAGTTGATTTTGGAAAACATAATTTTGTAACATTCCCTGTGCAATCAGTAGCCCCTGTTTTTGCAGCAACAGAAGAAGGACTTTATAATAAAGTTCCCGCCGCTCCCTTTCCTCTTACTGCAGTTAACGAGCTTTTTATTAATAAAAAATCAGGCGCAGGATCCGTTCAAATTCCGATGACTGCCTCAATTCTCAGTACCAGTTCATCTCCTGGTTTTGGATCAACTGGTTGGACCTACTTACCCTCTGGGATTCTTATAAAATGGGGAAAGTTTAATACTGCAAGGAATACGTTGCGCACTTTTACTTATAACGTGGCTGCTAATATTCCTGTGTTTACCCAGGTATTTGCAGTACAAGCAAATCAAACTTTTAATGCAGGGCCTTCTTTAGGAGACCTTAATACAACTATTTGTGTTGGCAATGTAACGGCCACTACATTTCAGGTATATGCTCGCGCAATTAGAACTCCTAATAACGGATCTGTGGATGTTTTCTTTGTATCAATAGGATTCTAACATGCCAATGGATCGTTTTCTTATCGCGCCTCTTGATATAGGCCTTCAGACAGATTTGAGGCCTTGGATAATTCCAGACCAAGCATTTGCTGAACTTAATAATGCCTATGTATTCAGAGGACGGGTTAGAAAGCGATTTGGTTCTGAATATATGGCTACAGGTACTAATCTTCTCCAGCAAGCGTTAGGATCTAGATTAGGCATACCCTTATCAGGAATTATCACTGGTGGATCGGGAAACGCTTCCGGTACTATTCCTTCTACGGTTACTCCTGCAATAGGACAGGCGTTTTCAGTTGGGAGCTCATTTTTTACCGTTGATGTTCTCGGAAACCCAGGCATTATGTTGAGGAATGACGGAGTCTTAACTAATTCTACTTTTGATACGACTACAGGGGCATTTGTAATTACTGGTGCACCGATAACAACACAAGTTATATTTTATCCCGCTCTTCCCGTAATGGGTCTTTCTTTGTATGAGAAAGGATCTATCAACAATCAAGTAGCATGGGGATTTGATACCCGATTTGCCTATACATTTGTTGGTGGTAAATGGCAGCAATCAGGGGAGGGGGTTTGGCATGGTACCAATCTTAATTTCTTCTGGACTACTAACTGGGATGCCAACACCAATGATGAAGTTGCGATGTTTGTTACCAATTTTAATGC